TAAAGTTCTGGAATGATATCTTTTGTATCTAAGAAGTATTGAATCTTAACTTCAGAATTGATTACAAAGATGAGATTTGATAGTTCATGTTTGAGTAAATCTTCGAAGTCAATAAAATTCTGATTATCAACTTTTAGTGTTTTGTGAATCTTCAACAAGTTTACCCAGCCTTCTCTATTTTTAACATAACTTTTGATGAAGATTAAGTTCCCATCTGGAAACATGACTTTAATTGATTCACCAATAATTGATGTGATTTCACCTGACTTACAAGCTGATTGAAAAGGTATCACTCCACTAAGTGTGTTTTCTTCAGCAAGTCCAAGGACTTTTGTACCTAAGAATTTCCCTTTCTTAACCCAATCTTTGTAGATTCTTGACCCATTACACAAATCATACCCACCATGAATCCCTAAATTATAGAAGTTGATTTCATCAAACTCTTGTTTAGCTTTCCCTAAATATTTGAATGGAGTTAACTTTGGTCTTGCTATAGTATCACTATAGAACCAATCTCTTCCGAACTCGAACAATAGATAATCTATATCACCTGCTTGTTCATACTCTCTTTCTGAAAGTATTAGTTCATAGTCACTATTAATGATTTCAATTGAACGTTCATCATCACCAGCAACATTATACTCCTGTTCTGTAATCTCTTTATGAATTTCCTTGAACGAAAAGTAGTACTTAGGTTCAAGTATGAGGAACTTACCAACATCTTTAAGTGTAAGTATATTCTCTTCAATTATACAATCTAGTAGGTGTGTTTCACACCAACCCTTTAAACGATTTATCATAAATTAATCTCCTGTAAGATTTTTTCAATTTGAGATTCAAGATGGGCTAAATCACCATCATTTGTTACTACAAATTTGAATGGCCAACCATCTAGTGATGTTTCTGAAGGTGAGTCAATAATTCTTTCATTCGGTGAAACTACTCTAATTACTATCCCACCACTCTCTTGTATTCTAGTAACTTCATTTGGGTACCTAACATCAGTTATCAACCAATCAGGATAAACATCATTGTATTCCTCTTCTTCATTCTTTCTTCTCCTGGTCTTGTACTTTTCAAACAAAAAATTAACCCAGATATCTGGGTGTACTACATTTCTCATACCTTCACCAACTCTTATTAACATTTCTCTAACAGTCATTGGTCCTTCTCCTACAAGGTTCCAACATTCAGGTAGGGTTGATATTTTGAAGTCTTGTTTATCAAGGTCTGTAACTTTACATCCAATACCTGATGCTACAAACTCTTTTAACTTACTAGCAAAAAGCTCTTTAGTCCAACCTGTCCAAGCTTTGACTTCATTGTCAAGAATTTCTTTATCACTTGGAAGTGTTGGTACTTGTAATCTTTTGAGAAAAAGTCTTTGTGTAAGACCATAGCAAGTATCTTTACCTGCACCTGCTTTACCTGAAAAAGCTATTATCATTTTTAAACGATGTTTTAGATAAATTTAAAAAACTTTTAAAGAAAAACAAAGACATTTTTAAAATATCCTTACAACTGACTTAGTTGGTACTGTTTTCTTTTCACCATTGATTTCAACTTCAATAGTTTGTGAGAAGCTTCTATAACTACTTACTACCCCTACAAAGTATTCATCATCAATATCTACTCTCACATCTACACCCTTCATATAGTAGTAAACTAAGTCAAAGTGTTCTTGTTGCTGTTGTTGTTCATCATCACGATATATGAAAGAAGGTGTTGTTAAGTGTTTGTTATACACTTTATCTTCAATGAAGTCTTTTTGTGATGAATCAGAAAAGATACTTGGGAGTAAATTTCTTTCTGAAAAATCTTCAATCTTTTGTTTCTTCCCCAGCATTACTCTTTTCCAATACTCTCTGTCCTTTGTCTTAGGGTAAATTTTTGTTCTCAATTCAGCACAAACATATTCAATCTGGATTGATTCAAAATACTGTAATGCTGTCTGGTTTCTTGTTTTAACTGTTGTGCTCATTGCTTATATTACTATAAATTTAATGTTTTTTTTGGTAGTACTTTGGTTCTTAGTTCAGAAACTTTAAAGGTTCTCTCTAGTAGTTGGGTAAGTATTTCATCACTATTCATATCACCTGGGTCTTTCTCTGTATTATTTTCAACTACTAGAACCTTCTCATATTTCAATTCTAAATCAGAACCTAACTCCAGTGTCTTCTTGAATACATCTGGGTCATAGAAGAGAATGAAAGTAGTAACATTCACTCCCTTTATTTTAATCTTTGCTAGTTGTTCAGGTGAGAGTTGGCATTTGAAAGTACAAACACATCTTATCTCTTCTTGTTCAAATAGTTCTAGTTTTCTATCGATTGATTCTTTATCAAAGAGACCTTCTACTAGTATGATAGTAGTTGTCTTTTCTGTAATCTGCTCCCAACCTTCTACTAGTTTTGAAAAGTCTGATTCTGAATTTCGATATCTTTTGATTTTCTTTTCATTGACCTCATTATAAGCATCAATTTGTTTTTTAGACCAAATATGTCTTGCTACCCATCCCTTTATTTCACCCTGTTCTTTAATCAGAAAAATAACATATTTCAAGAATGCAGAATCTATTTTTGTCTTTCCTACTACAAATCTATCATAACTTTCAAACCCTCTACTATCAAGGTATTCATCCTGGAAAACTCTTCTAAAACCTATCGGTGGTTCAATAGTACTTACATGTAATTCTAACTCCTGAGATTCCAGTTTATTTAATAGCTCTACACCTTTTCTTTCATACAATGAATCCTGGTCTCGTAGGAATTCATGTAACCGTCCTAGGTCTTGAAGTAGTTTGAAAATGTTTCCTTTATATCCACATTTGGATGAGCGAAAACAGCCAAAGCGATGATTTTCTTTTAATGAGATTCCAAACTCACTCTGTCCACATTTCGGACACAACCCACGAATGTTTTCCTTACGATGGTCTAAATATGAATCTTTAATTAAACTTTTTAGAGTTTCAACTGATAACTTCATTACTATGGAATCTTTTTAAATGTCCCTCAAAAGCAATATTGTAACCAATTTCTGGGTTAGTAGCATCTAGTTCTTTTATCCAAAAAACTTCTCTTTCATCTAATGATTCTACACTACACTCTTCAAGTATTTCCTTTAAAAAATTCTTGTACCCATACTTCTTCAAAGCTTTTTGAAGAATCACACCACTACCCATGTAAGACTTATCGGTAGTAGATTGTTGTCCTACATAAATCTTATTGTTTATGAGATTTGTTATCTTATAGATTACACTCATACTTTATTATAGATTTCTTTAAGGGTTTTCACTGAATTATAGAATCTTGAATTCGACCTTGACTGATAAATCCTCACCGTTTGTCCTGACCTATATTTTCTAAATTTATCACAAAAGATTCTCATCATTTCTGATTCATATTCATCTGCTGTCTGGTTCAAGGTGAGGAAGTATGAGAAAGGTTTAACCACATTTTTGAATTCTGAGATGTGGTGTCTTGTCATCACAAACTCTGGATTGTTAATCTTATCAGGCGGGATATCCATTGACTGGGTTGCAGCTATTACACCACATCTCTTCTCTACACCAATATTTGTAATCTTGTTTGCTAGTTCTTCTCTTCTCTTTCTTTCTGAAGCTTCTGATGAACCAAATACCCCTTTTACATTGAATAGTTCAAGGTAGTCAAAGATTACTAGGTCAACCTTACCGTGTATCTGTTCAATATCATCTATAATGTCTCTGGCATCATTCATCAACATTGAGTCGAAAGACTCAGATGCATACACATAAATTTCACCCCCATTGCCAAGTATATCTCTTTGTGCTTTGAGAATGTTTATCTTCTTAGTTTCTGGGATGTTTCCAAACTCAATATCATGTAGGTTAATTGCTGTCCAACCAGCATCATAAGCATCAAGTACTTCTTGTTCAGTGCCTTCAGCTTGAAAGTGAACTACCCTACGTCCTAGCCTAGCATTACATAACCCAACCCATCTAAGAAAGGTTGACTTACCAACACCTGACCTAGCCATTATTAGTACTGATGTGCCTTTGTTGAAACCACCTTTTGTAAGGTCATCAAGTTCATGAATCCCAAAAGTTAGTTTCTCTAAGAGTACTGTATCTTTCTCATTCTGTCTCTTTAGTTGTCTATCTTGATAACCCTTGAAGACAGTAGTGTAATATTTATCCTTAAGACTGAATTGTGAAATTACTTGTGATTCTTTTGAAAGTAAGTCAACTGCTTCTTTCTGTTTGCCTTCATTGTACAAGTCACCAATCTTTTCATAAAGTACTCTAAACTTTGAATCAATAATGAAAGCTTCAAAGGTGTTTAGTACTTCATCATACTGCTCTTTTTGTATGACAAGTCTTTTTACCTTTGAAAGAAAGTTTATTACTTCTTGGTCTGTTGAAAATGCTTGGCCTATTACCCCTATTGTTGGAGTAATGTGAGTAAGTTCATAAGTATCAAATAAAAACTTAAAACACTTCTTTTGAGTATCATTATAGAGATAGTGGTACTTTAAGTGTAGTTTACAAGTCTCAAGTGATTTTACATCAATTAAGCAAAGTTTAAATAATTCGAATACGTAGTCGGTAGTTAATTGTTTCACTATTTATATTTACGATTTTTATATATGATTGGGTAGTTTATCATTAAAAGTTTCTTACAATCAGTTTTGAACTTACAAGAGATGCAAGAGCTATCTAGATGATTGTACAGTGAAGTAGTTGTCAAACAATGTTGAAGTCCTTTTGTAGTAT